TAACAAATTGTCCGACTGGTTATGCACCACAATTAGTTTTAAATCAGACTACTAATGCTTATGATTTATGGTTTCCATCAGGTTCAGTACCTGCACCACCTACTGCTAGTTTTGACCCTTACTGGATGCCAAAAAAGAACCTTACAACTAATCCAGATACATTAAGATTATTTTTCAATGCCCCATTATTTACATTATTTTCATCATTAAATTCTATATACGTTGGAATTCTTACAAATCCTAGAAGTCCTGAAACAATAGTACCTGGTAATTGGTATAATGTATCACCATCGAATGCTACAATTGATACACCTGATGGTGCAGCATATGGAAATTATGACTTTTTAGGATTAAATACAGCACCAAAACCACCATTAATAGATACTGCTATATGGCCACCGACTGTAGAAAATCATAATCCAATATCATTTTTTCAAATTAATTCTGCACAGTATCCAACCCAACCCCTGTGGAATCCAGTAAAACAAATTTTATTTACTACGTCTATGATGCCTATTGTCAATGAATTAGTTGGTATCCCTATCATCCAAAATTCTAATCCAAATTTAAATAATACACAACCAAATAATAATTTTAGTCCTATTATTACTGATTTAGAAGTTTCATTGACACGTGGTGACGAAACAAAGCCAAATATCACATATATACCAACGGCAGAATATCGTTTAATTGATTTACAATCAAATGCCCCGATTAATCAAATTGAAATCGCCTTATTCTGGAAAGATCAATACGGAACAGTACATCCATTTTTATTAGAACCTGGTTGTGGTGCTAGTATTAAGATGTTATTTAGAAGAAAAGTTTTTAACTTAGTATCTTTGAAAGAATATACAAAACCAGTATAATTAAAATATTTTTATAATATATATTATGTCTAATCAAACAATTTCTGGAAAAACAAATTATAACGTTGACCCAAACCATATCTATTATGATGTCCAATTATTTAATAATGATACATCAAATAATCCATCATCATTACCTTTAAAATTTGAAGAAACAAGAACAGCTGTTGTACTGGCTAATCCATCTGAATATTTTATGTCTGTTCAAAGATTTTCTATTGATACTACATCATTGCCATTATTTATTCCACAAGTTGATACCAATCCAGATACTAATACAGAAGGTGACCCCAATCAATTAATTTATAAAATTTTTATTTTTGGTGTAAGTACAAAAACATTTAATATAAAATATATCCCATCTGATTCAACGTTAACCCCACCAGATGTTTTAAATAATCCAGATGCACTTAGTGATCCTTACTATTTTGTATATACTTATCAAAAATTTATAGATATGATTAATAGATCTTTAATTGAATTTTTCCAAAACCAAGATGATGTCGGTGGTTCACTTTTATGTTATACACCACAATTAGTACTAAACAGACCATCTGGTAAAATTGATATCTGGTTTCCTGATTATACTACACTTGATATTGGTGGTCAAGCATGGAATATTCAACCAGCTGGTGGCTATGGTCTTTTTTTTAATAGTTCTTTATTTACTTTATTTTCTTCTTTAAATTCGTATTATGTCGGAAATGGCAGTAATAATAACTGGCCTTATTCTTATGCTTTACCTAGTGATGATTCATGGTATGGCGTAAATCCAACAGTACCCAGTCAAGGTTATAGTACTAGTCCACCATTTGATTCTAGTCCAGTACCATGGAATTCTTTACAGGCTGAAATTCCCTATCCAAGATCAACAACTTATACTGAATGGTCTAATTCTGTCGTGTGGCCATTTCCTAATCAAACATCTAATCCTGTTTATCCTGATAATCTATTAAATATCACAAACTTTCAATTTAATCGTTCTGCATATGCTTCTACACCAATTTGGAATCCTGTAAAAAGAATAGTATTAGTCAGTAATATTTTACCGATTACTAATAACTTAGAAGCACCCCCCAATATTTATAATTCAAATACAGCATTAGATTTACCTTATATCAACAATAATTTTTCCCCAACTATATCAGATATTGAAATTCCCTTAGTCAAGGGTAATGAAACTAAACCAATCGTATATTATACACCAATGGCTGAATTTAAATTGATAGATTTACAATCTAATGCCCCTTTTATAAATATTAGTTTTACGGCTTACTGGGTTGATGCACGTGGTGTAAAACATCCTTTATTATTGGATAGCGGTTGTGGTGCAAGTGTAAAAATATTATTTAGAAGAAAGATATTCAATTTGATCAAATTGCCAGATTATACAAAACCAGTTTAAATAATATATTTTTATATTATATATTATGTCAAGTCAAACATTATCAGGAAAATCAAATTTTAATACAGATCCAAATCATATATATTATAATCTACAAGTTTATAATAATGATACCACTGGAAATTCAGCGTCACAGCCTTTAAGATTTCAAGAAACAAGACTAGCACCAATTCTTGCTAATCCATCAGAATATTTTCTTTCAATTTTACGATTTAGTTTAGACACTGTATCACTACCACTAGTGATGCCACAAGTTGAAACAGATATACTAAAAAATGTTGATGGTAATCCTAATAAGTTAGTTTATCAAATTATGTTTTATAGTATTCCGTTAGGATATTCTGTACCATTTAATATACTTTTTATTCAACAAGATGAAACACTACCAGTACCAACAGCTGATCAAATACATAATGATCCAACAATAATCAGTAATCCATATTATTTTGTTTATACATATCAAAATTTTATAGATATGATTAATAGATCATTACTTCTTGCTATGAATGATTTTAATGATGTTTCAACAACACCACAAATAGTTTTTAATAAAAATACTAAAGCTTACGATATATGGTTTCCACCTGTTCCTGCTGATGAACTTAATAGACAAAAACCAAATAGATCAACTAGTGCGGAATTTGTTCCTGGTGTTTTTAATCCTGCATATGGTAATTCAGATAATTCTGATTATAATTTTAAATTATTTTTTAATCAACCATTATTTACTTTATTTTCATCATTAAATTCTGAATATGTTGGTTCGATACCAGATAGGGGTGATGGATGGTATAACGTCAACGCTGATCCAGCATTAATAAATCATGATCCAGCACTTCCTAATTTCTATAATAATTTAGGATTCGGAACAGCATTTTTTCCAGAAAATATAGATAGGTATATATGGCCTACTACTGAAGGATTTAATATTAACTACGCAGAATATCCATCACAACCCCTATGGAATCCTGTAAAACAAATAATATTTACCACAGCATTAATGCCTATCGTGAATCAGTTAGTCGGGACACCATTAATTCTAAATAGTAATATAGCACTAGACAATCCAGATGTAAGTAATAATTTTAGTCCCATCTTAACTGATATAGAAGTTGATCTACACAATGGGGACGAAACAAAACCAAATATAAATTATGTTCCTAGTGGTAAATATCGTTTAATTGATTTACAATCTAATATGCCTATAAATATTATAGAAATTTCAATAATATGGAAAGATCAGTATGGAAATCCCCATAATTTCTTATTAGAACCTGGATGTGGTGCTAGTATCAAAATAATGTTTAGAAAAAAGATATATAATTTACTTCAATTAGATGAATATACAAAACCAGTTTAAATAATTTATTTAGTTAAGAAATAATATATATAATTAATATATATATCATGTCAAACGATTTCAAAAAAATTTTAGTAAAAGATCCCAGACTTATGGTTACTGACAGTTTAAATTACGCTGTAATTAAAGGCGGACAAAATGTAGTAGTTCAACCACAGATAGCCATATCACAATCAACATCATCAATTAATTTCAATTTTCAAGTACCATCAGAACAGACCATAGTGGACAGAAATTTTACTATATCATCTAAAATGGTGGTAAGATTTCAAACTGGTACAGCTTGTAATTTAGTTTATGGTCAAAATTTTAGTCTTGCCCCCTTCCCTTTACACCAAACCACCACCACAATTCAAAGTACTATAAATAATAACGTTACCAGCATAAATATCCGTGATATATTACCTGCAATAATCAGATCAAATGATACACGTGAATTACAAAAGATGCATTCAGGCACACCTTGCACCCCTGACAGTATGTATTATTATAATGCTGGATTGGGTGGTACTTCTACTGCATCAGGTGCTGTTCCCAATTTATTATCAGGAAATACTTTAGGCAATTTTACGACATCTAGTATTGATACTGATTACGTACCGAATGGTGCATTTTCTGGTATTGCATCTAATCAATCTGGATCTACACCAGTATTATTAGAATGGGCAACAAGTTCAACCTATGGAACACTTGCCCCTGCTACATACAATTCCACACCTGCCACATACTGGCAATTAACATTTTATACATATGAACCAGTATTATGCCAACCTTATTTATTTTCTAATCCCGTCAGCAATAAACAAGGCATGTATGGTGTCCAAACAATTCAACTTCAGTATAATCTAACGGATGCTTCAAGAACTTTCCGCTGTGTAAGTTTTGATGCCAATGCGGTAGCGGTAACATTTGTTACTGCCCCAACAATTTACAGCGTAACAGGATCACAACTTTTAATTAATATGTTAACACCCCACCCATCTGACTTAATGCCACCCCGTAACGTTATCCCATTATTAACATACGACAGATATTTTTCAACAATCCAAAGTGCAACAATCCCCCCTAATTATGCTACACCAGTGACTGTATCATCTAATACGTATAATTTAACACAAATCCCCGATAAGATATGTATATTTTTACGTAAATCTATTAATGCACAAAGACCAACAGATGCGGATGTTTCACCCGTCATTTCTGGTATCAGTTTAAATTTCAACAATAATTCGGGCATTCTTGCAAGCAGTACGATCCATGACTTGTGGAAATTTTCCGTAGATGCAGGCAGTAATCAATCATTTAATGAATACTGTGGTCAGGCATATGCATATGATACTACAGCGGGTGCAGTCATTAAACCTACTGTAGGTTCTTATTTATGGCTTGATTTCGGCAAGCATATCCAACTG